ATACTTCAATTTATTATGATTACTCAAAGGTTTCTTCATCTGATATTTTAAAAACTAAAGTTATCAATTCTCTTACAAAATATTCTGAGTCTTTAGATTTAAATAAATTTGGTGGTAGATTCAAATATAGTAAAGTTTTACAAATTATCGACAATACAGATTTTTCGATTACTTCCAATATTACTAAAGTTAGAATGAGGAGAGATCTACAAGCACTCGTTAATCAATATGCACAATATGAACTTTGTTTTGGTAATAAGTTTCATATCAGTAAAAAAGGATATAATATTAAATCCACGGGATTTAATATATTTGGTGAAAATGATGTTGTCTATTTAACAGATATTCCAAATGAAGATGGAAAAACTGGATTTTTATCTATAGTAAAACCAATTAGTGATGAAGAAACAAGGGTTGTTTTGAAATCTGCTGGAACTATCGATTATGAAAAGGGTGAGATTTTACTCAATACTATAAACATTACATCTACAGTATTAGATAATAATATTATTGAGGTTCAAGCTGTTCCAGAATCAAATGATGTTCTTGGATTAAAAGAATTGTATTTGGATTTTAGTATTTCTAAAAGTGAAATAAATATGGTAAAGGATGTAATATCTTCTGGTGAAGAAGTTTCTGGATCAGAGTTTTCTAAAAATTATTTCACATCTAGTTATTTAAACGGAAATCTTATAAGAAAGTAATATGATACAAACGGGATTTGATTCAAGAGTTAAAATTACTGATGTTATTGACAACCAGCTTCCAAGTTTTGTTTTGGATGAAAATCCAAAACTATCTGATTTTTTAAAGCAATATTATATTTCTCAAGAATATCAAGGTGGACCTGTTGATATATCTGAGAATTTAGATCAGTATTTAAAAATTAATAATATTATATCTGAATCAATTTCTGATAGAGAAGTATACTTAACATCGAATATAGGAACTGATAATAAAATTACAATTAGTGTAAATACAACAAAAGGATTTCCAGAAAAATATGGATTGTTAAAAATAAATGATGAAATTATTACCTATACTGGAATAACTACAAATTCATTCTTAAATTGTCAAAGGGGATTCAGTGGAATAACTGGATATCATCAAGATTTAAATGAAGAAGAACTAGTTTTTGAAAAAACTAATGTTCAATCACATCAAGAATTTTCTTCAGTTAAAAATTTAAGTTCCTTATTCCTAAAAGAATTTTATAAAAAAATAAAATATACTTTTGCTCCAGGATTTGAAGAACTTGATTTTGATCCAAGATTAAATGCAGGTAATTTTATCAAATCTATTCGTTCTTTTTATCAATCTAAAGGAACAGATGAGTCTTTTAAAATATTATTTAAAGTTTTATATAATGTAGAAGCAACGGTTGTAAATTTAGAAAACTTTTTGATTAAACCATCTTCTGCAGAATATGTTAGAAGAGAAGTTATTTTAGTTGATCCAATCTCTGGAGAACCAAATAACTTAGTTGGTCAGGAAATAAAAAAGGAAAATGATTTAACAACTTTTGCATCTGTATCTGAAGTTGAAATTATTACAAGAAATTTTAAAACATATTATAAATTATCCCTTTTTGTTGGATACGATGAATCATCAACTATTCAAGGAAAATTTATTGTTACACCTAAATCTAAGTGTATTGAAACAATTGCAGTAGGTTCTTCCACAATTTCAGTAGATTCGACCATCGGATTTCCAGAATCTGGAACTTTAATTTCTGGAAATAATGAAAGTATCACATATTCTAGTAAATCCATTAATCAATTTTTTGGTTGTGCTGGAATTATTGATGAAATTTCGTATGGATCAGATATACGTAGTGATGATGTTTATTTTGGATATGAAAATGGAGATGTTTCTAAAAAAGTTAGATTTAGTATACTAGGTTCTTTATCTAAATTTGAACAAATCTCAGACGTTTTAAACGGTGTTGCAGAAGGTGACGATATTAATATTAAGAGTCTTGGAAGTCCCATTGATAGAACTAGATTTTCAAATAAAACATTTAAAGAAATTTTTGCAAATTCTTGGATATACAATTCAAACTCAAGATTTTATATAGAAAATTTTAATGGACCAAAAACATTAAACTTAAAATCACCAATTTTAAAAGATGATCTAACAAGTTTTAAACATGGTGACGCAGTAGAAATTGTTGAAAGAGGAACTAATAATGTTGTTTTCACTTCACACATTGAGGAAAGAATAGGAGATAATTCAAAATCAATTAAATTATTGGGTTCTTTTACTCCTGTTGGTAATACAGAATATGATTTAAGACGTAAAGTTAATAAAGCAAGCAGCCTATATGCGACAATTAAAGGTGGAAATGATAATATTATATCTGATGTAAGTAATTTATATACAAATACTGATAATGCATATGTAGCATCAAATTCACTTCCATCAAGTAATAGAGGACTGTAAATTCCATATAATTATCAGATAACCAAAAAACTAGATAGTTTCAATATTACTAATACTAGTGGAACATTAGAAAATCAAATAGACATAGACTATAGCGTCATTTCTTTTGAAAATTCAACTTCATTTATTACAGGAGATAAAATATTTTATCAACCAGAATCAGATAATCTTGTAGGACTTGATACTGGATATTATTACGTTCAAATTGTATCTGCCGATAATAAAAAAATAAAGTTATACTCATCACCATCTTTTATAGGAAGTTCAAGTTATTTAACTTTTAGATCACCATATATTTCTGGAATAGGAACACACAGATTTACTCTTGCAACACAAAAGTCTGCAATTATTGGAGCACAAAAATTATTAAAAAAATTCCCACTTTCAAAAGATAGAAATACTCAAACAAATTTAAGTTCTAGTAAAGAAATTTTACCAGGACCTATTGGTTTGCTAATCAATGGTGTAGAAATAGATAGTTATAAATCAACGGATAAAATTTATTACGGACCTTTAAAATCAGTTGATGTTTTAAATGGTGGCAATAATTACGATGTTATAAATTTACCAAAAATTGTAGTTTCTGCTGGATTTGGTCAGACTGCTTTAATACAACCTGTTATTAGTGGTTCTCTCAATAAAATATATGTAGAAAACCAAGAATTTGATATTGAAAAAATACTATCAATTGGAGTTAATGGTGGAAATGGTAAAGGTGCTGTTTTAGAACCCACTTTAAACTTAAGGGTAAGAGAAGTTCTTTTTGATGGTAGGGCAACAACAATTGGTGGTGGTATCAATACTACAACAGGACAATTGACATTTGATGCTGATCATTATTTTAATGATGGTGAAGAAATCTTTTACAATGCTAATGGAAATAATGGTATAGGTGTTGGTATTGGAACATCAACATTGATTGATAAAGCATCATATTATCCAAAAAGCACAAGCCCACGTACAGTTTTATTATATCCATCTTTTAATGACTACTCTACGGGTATTAATACAATAAGATTTAATACTGACAATAATTTTGGTGTACATAAATTTTATACAAAATCAGATAAAAAAACTTTAACAGATATCAAGGTAATTAATGGTGGAGAAGGATATACTAATAGAAAATTAATTGTTAAACCATCTGGAATATCTACTACTACACATACTATAAATTTTTCAAACCACGGATTTAAAGATGGTGAATTAGTAGTCTATAATTATGAAACTTCGCCAATAAGTGGTATTTCTACAGATTCTAATAATCAGTTTTATATTTTAAAACTTGACAATGATACATTTAGATTATGTGATGGTGGATTAAATGGGTCAATTTCTTCAAATTACTCAAGAAAAAATTATTTAAAATTTACATCACAGGGAACAGGGTATCAATACTTTAGTTATCCAGCAATTACAGTTTCTGTAGAATTTAGTTCTGTTGGATCATCCTCTACTATACAATCTGTAAAAAATCTCAACATAACTCCTTATGTAAGGGGAGAAATAATAGATGCATATCTATACGAATCTGGTACTGGTTATGGATCTACAATTTTAAATTTTGAAAAAAAACCAATTATTTCTATAAAAAATGGAAGAGATGCAAAAATAAAACCAAATATTAGTCAGGGCAAAATTAATACTGTAAAGATAGAATATGGTGGATTAGAATATTTTTCTATTCCAGATATAGTTGCCAATGATCCTACAGGCAAAGGAAGTGGTGCTGAATTTTTACCAGTTATTGACAATGGTAGAATAGTTAATGTTAAAGTTATAAACAGTGGTATAGGATATTCATCAACATCAACCATTTCTGTAATTCCTTCGGGATTTAATGCCATTTTTGATACAAAAGTTAGATCACTCACAATCAATAATGCTGAGAGATTTAAATATGAGAATTATACAGAAACTTTAGATAGTGATTTAAAATATTCGATTATTGGTTACTTTAAAAATTTACAAGATTCTTTCGAAGATGATGGTTCTAAGCATTCGAAGATTATTGGTTGGTCTTATGATGGAAATCCCATATACGGTGCATATGGATATACAGATCCCCAAGACACAAACTCCTCTCCAAAATCTTTACAATCTGGATATGCCCTAAACATTTTATATGAAGATAGACCGACAGGATTTAGTGCAGGATTTTTTACAGAGGACTATGAGTATGTTGGTAGTGGAGATTTGGATCAAAATAATGGTAGATTTTGTAAAACTCCAGAATTTCCATTAGGCATTTATGCATATTTTTCCCCTATTAACAATATCAGCTACGTCCCACAATTTCCATATTTTATTGGAGATAGTTTTAAATCAAATGCTATAGATGAAAATTATTATTTAAATCAGTCGTTATTTGATTTTTCTGAAAATAAAGTTTTAAGAAATACATATCCATACAAATTAATAGATCCTAATGCAGAAAATGACTTTTTATCTGGATTTTTTGATTTAAAAAATCAAATTATTAAGATAGAATCCATTTCTGGGGGATATGTAAATGGATATGAAATATTGAGTGGGGGAAATAATTATAAAGTAAATGATTTGATTACTTTTGAAGAAAATGAAAATTCTAATCTTTTAGCAAAAGTTTCTTCAATCGAAGGAAAAACTATTAAAAATATTGTTTGCAATCAAGAAATATATGATGATATTGTTTTAACTAAAATTAATAATCAAACACTAAATTTTTCTGTTTCATCAACACATACATTAAATGATTCTGAATATATTTCTTTATCTGGATTTTCTACAGTATTTAATAATTTAGATGGAATTTATAAAGTAGGTGTATCAACAGTATCTACCACTCTAGTAAATAATCTTCCAGCAGCTGCTTCTATTGGAACAACAGAAATTTATGTATCTCAGATTCCAAATTCAATTATTCCCGGAAATCTAATTGGAATAGGATCAGAAAGTGCATTAGTTTTAAACACATTTAAAGATAGAAATATTATAAGAATCAAAAGATCAACAACTGGAATATCACACACCACATCAACTAAAATTTCTCTTGTCCCAAATTCTTTCACCATTGATAAAAATATTGAAGATTTTGATTCAAAATTAAACAACAAGGTTTACTTTAATCCCGTAGAGTCTATAGGTGTGGGAACTCAATCTGGAAATTCATCATTTGTAACATTTAATTTTGCAGATTTCACGGTACAAAGAGATATTCCTACTAGATCAATTTATCTAGAAAATCACCCATTTATCACAAACCAAAAAGTATTATTTACTCCACCGTCTGGATCAATTTCAGTATCAACAAATGGAACAAATACTTTTAGTATTCCACTTAGTGGATCATCCCAAGAATTTTATGTTGTCAATAAAACTATTAATACCATTGGATTGAAGACATCTTTTGATTCTGCAGAATTATTTTTCCATACAAATGGAATTAACAATGATGAATATTTGCTGGAAAGTCAATTCAATCAAATAAAAGGAAGTGCAACTAGATTTAAGACTACAGTTTCACTAGAAACTGCCCACGAGTTAAGTGATGGGGATTCTATTGTTTTAAATTTAAAGCCAAAATTGGGTGTGGGAATAGGGACCTCGACATTTGTTAATGTTTCTTATAATGAGACGTATCAAAAATTAATTTTTGATACCGTAGGGTTTGGTACGACCGCGGTTATCACTTCACAATTCTATTATACTAAACCAACTCAGCAAGCTATAATTGACACTTATGTTGGATTAGGATTTACTGTTGGATTGGGAACAACAGGAACAAGAAGTTCTCAACAAATATATGATTTCATTTGGGATAATTACAGTAAATTTGATTTTGATGGTGATGGTGTAATTAGTGATAATGATAGTTTGATTGCGGTTAGAGAAATGTCTGGTATTGGATTTTCTGGAGATTTGTTGATAAAAAATATTGTTTTTCCACAAAATGCAACAAGAAAGACCGCAACTTCCATTAGATCTTATATAAACTCTTTAACCGGAGGAGTGGGAATAGGTAGCACCACTTATGATATTAATAATAGTGGATTAGTAGATTCAAAAATTGACGGTGAATTACTTACAAGGTTTACTTCCACAGATGGATTAGGAAAACCAGGTATTTACAATCCATCTCCTATAAGAGGGCAATTTAATATTCAAAACCATAGTTTTAAAACTGGTGATAAAGTACTATATTTGAATAATAATTTAGATACGTTACAACCTACTAATGATGGTGAGTATTTTATTATTAAAATAGATGATAATAACTTACAATTAGCATTAACTTATAAGGATTGTATTAGCAATCCACCAAATGCTATTAGTATTGGATATACTGGATCTGATGGTCAGACCATAGGACTAATCAATCCAGAAATTAGAGTAACAAAAAATAATGTTCTTACATTTAACTTAAAAGATCCTACACTTGCTGGATATGATCTTAAAATATACTACGATAAGGAATTTAATGATGAATTTGTATCTACAGGTTCCACATCTTCATTTACTCGTTACAAAGTTGGAACTCCTGGAATATCAGTAGATGCATCCTTAGAGATTGAATATGATAATGAAACCCCACAAACTTTATATTACGCTTTGGAAAAAAATGGAAATGTTATTGCCCCAGATTTTGATGTACAAAATAATTCATTAATTACATATAATGATAGTTTGTATATAAAAACTTCACCATATACTATCGTTGGTTTGGGTACAACTACCTTTAACATATTCTTGGAAAAAACTCCAGAAAGAGTCTCTTATGCTAGTACGGAATGTGAAGTATTAGAATATTTTACTAACTCAAGAACTGCAAAGGGTCCAATTCACCAAATTGATATAACATCTAGAAAATCAGACTATAAGATAGTTCCGATATTGCAAAATATCCAATCAGATGAAGGAGTAGATGGAAATATCATCTTAAAATCAAATACAATAGGTGATATTAAAGAGGTAAAAATTACGAATGAAGGATTCCCATATCAATCCGATATTACATTAAAACCATCTGCATACATATCACCACAAATATTGATAAAAAATGCAAATACTATTAAATCTATTGAGATTAATAGTGGTGGATCAAATTACAGTACTGAACCCAACATTATTGTAGTAGATGTGCTAAGTGGACAAAAAATTGATAGTGGCATTTTAGAGGCAAGATTGTCAGGAACCTCCATTTCCTCCGTTTCGATCGTACAAAAACCAAAAGGAATATCTGATACTGAAGTTAAATTAATTGCAATAAACAATACTAACGGATTTAGTATTCAAAGAATTGAAGTATACTCTCCTGTTGTTTTTGACTTATACATTTCTCAACCTACTGATGGATTTGTTATTGCACCTTTTGCTCCCGGTGATAGTGTGTTTATAGAAGGTATTCAAAAAGATGACACAGTATCTGGAAATGGATTTAATTCTGAAAATTATGGATATAACTTTTTCAAAGTTATAGACTTTGATACTACAGGATTATTGGCTAAAATAAGAATAGATGCTTCAGAATTAACAAGTCTTGTCGGAACTCCAAAAACTATACAGGATTTTGTTCCATTTATAATTAATGAAAAAAATTATCCAAAATTTCAGATAGAAAAGGAGAAACTAGGTTTTTCTCCTGGAGAAAAAATATTATCTAATGGTATTGAAAGGGATTTGAGAGTTGTATTTTCTAGCAATTCTTACATAAAAGTATTTGGATCATATGAACTTAGTGTTGATGAAGTTATTACTGGAAAAGAATCAGGTACAATAGTAACTGTTGCTGAGATTAAAGATAATATTGCACAATTTGAAATTGATTATTCTACTAAGGTTACTAATGGTTGGGCAAACAATGTTGGAAAACTAAACAATGATGATCAAGTAATTCCCGATAATGATTATTATCAAAATTTATCTTATACGATCAAGAGTCCAATTACATATGAAAAATCAAAAACTATTGTAAATAATTTACTACACACAATAGGAACTAAAAACTTTAGTGATACTGGTATAACATCAACTTCCAATTTCTCGTTTAATAGTGAAGACTCGTCTATCACAATTAAGGATATTGTTACTGATCAAAGAACTGACACAATTTATAGTTTTGATCTGGTTAAGGACATCAACTCTTTCAGTGGATATTCAAAATTCTTAGAATTTAATAATAAAAAACTAACACCTTATATTAATAATCAAACAAATAGAGTTCTTAAAATTGACAATATCAACAAAGAATTTTCAAATTTAGAATCAAATGTTAATCCATATTTGGATGTCGCAAATTTAACTATTGATAACAACGAGTATCTTAATATTCTAGTTAGAGTATCAGATGTAAATGGTTCAAAGGTTCAATTGAGTGAGCTAGTTATTCTTAATAAAGAAACAGACACTTTCTTATTAGAAAAAGGGTCAATTGTAAATGTTGGCACAGGTCTAACTGAGGTTTCTAATGAAAAAATAGGAGATTTTTCATTAGAAACAAAAAATACGGAAATTAATTTAAGATTTACTCCTGTAGATCCCACTAGTACAGATTATGATCTTAAATGGATTCAGAATTCATTTAGATCTAATGCAGTTGGAGTAGCATCAACATCGATAGGATTTGTTAAATTACTTAATTCCATTCAAAGGATTACTCCTGGCATTTCTACTGGTGTTGGAATTAGTACAAATATTATTTCACTTGAATCAACATCATTCAAATCATTACACGCTTCTATTCAAGTGACGGATGATGTGACAAATCAGATGCAATATTCTGAGATATATCTAACTCATGATGACACCAACAGTTATATTTCAGAATTTTATTTTGATGACTTTGGAAATGATGGAAATGCCTATTCGAGTAATTTTATAGGATCTTTCAGTTCAAATATAGATGTAATCTCAAATGTTTTATCTTTAGATTTTACAAATTCGGGAGTTAATACAAATAATATAACCATTAAAGCAAATATTGTTGGTTTTGGTACAACTAGTCTTGGAATTGGTACATATAGATTTAAAAAATCTGGCACACCAAATGGTTTTGAAAGAAGTGCAATTTATGATGCATACCATACATCTACAATATCAAATAATCCTGTTCAAATATTAACCAAAACAGCATCATCGTTTAACTCATTCAAATCTTTAGTTGAGGTCAGTATTGGATCCACAAAAGCTATACACCAAATTTTCACAATTTATGATGGATCTGATGTTTATGTAAAACAACTTCCATTCTTATCTGTTAGTGGTATAAGTACAAGTGATTTAGGTGTTGGGTTAGGTACATTTGGTGGAAGCATATCTGGTGGAAATTTAATATTAACATTTTATCCAGATCCAACATTCACTCAAAGAATCAATATATCTAATTTTAGTAAAATTTTATATTCTAGTGTTGACTCTATTAATGTTCCCCCAGATTTAAACTACTATAGTGATGCTGGAGCACTACTTGCAAAAGATTCCACTAAAGTAAAATATTATAATTCTATTAATGGTGAACGAATTAATAAAAAAGACTTTTTAATGTTTTATAATGAATTGCCAATTTTTGCAAGAGAAATTGATACCAGTCTACCTACGGAACTTAATCCAACCACAGGAACTTTTACATCAAATCAACACTTCTTTAGTGAAAATGAAGAACTAATTTATACACCAAAATCGACAATTATTGGTATTGGATCTACTCCATTGATGTATAAGTCTAGTGGTGGAATTGGAACTTTACCATCTACAGTATTTGTAGTTAACAAGTCTGAAAATACTTTCCAAATTTCGACTACAAAATCTGGAGTAGCTGTTACTTTTGTTTCGGTTGGTGAAGGAAATGCTCATATGTTTGAGATGAAAAAGAAAAATGAAAAATGCGTATTAACAATAGATGATGTAATTCAATATCCAATATTCCCCAAACAAATATACTATCAACTATCAAATCCAATTAGTGCTGGTCAATCAACATTCCAAATGACCGGCATTACCACAATTGTACCTAAAGATATATTAAAAATTGATAATGAATATATGGGAGTTTTAAGTGTTGGATTTGGAACAACAAGTATTGGACCAATTGTTGGAACTGGCACTTTTGGATTAGTAACTGTTTCTAGGGGTCAACTGGGAACATTAAAAGCATCCCACAATTCAGGATCTCAAGTGTCTGTAAATGTTGGTGCATTTAATATTGTCGGAAATACCTTATACTTTACAGATCCTCCAAGAGGAAATGTGCAAGAAGAAAAGGATAATAGTAATTTGGATTCTATTAAATCTGATTTTACTGGCAGAGTTTTCTTAAGAAAAGATTATACAACTAACATCATTTATGATGATATATCAACAAGATTTAATGGAATTGGTAGAACATTCACTTTAACTGTTGGTAGTGCAAATACTGTTGGATTAGGAACAAGTGGTGGAAATGGGTTGCTATTAATTAATGGATTGTTCCAGACTCCAACAACATCAAATAATCCATTAAATAATTTTAGACTTGTAGAAAATGCAGGAATAACGAGTGTTGTTTTTACTGGTGTTAGAGTTAGTGGTAGTGCAGAATCTGATATTGTTTCTACTTATGATATAAATCAGAATGATAGGCCAAGAGGTGGTCTAATAATATCTATTGGTTCAACAACTGGTGTTGGATACGCACCTTTAGTTGGAGCAAGAGTAAGACCTATAGTTAGTTCTGCTGGTACAATCACTTCTGTCGTTGGCACCTCTTATACGGGAACCTCAGTATCTATAAGTACAGCAAATTATAATAATTTTTCTGGATTGATTGAAATTACAACTTCCCAGCCACATCAATTATCTGAGAGTGATTTGGTAAGATTGGTTGGATTGGCATTTACCTGCCCATCAAATCCAGGAGTTACTTCATATTTCCCAAGATCTACAGCATCTCATCTTGAATCTACTTTCCCAATCATAAGTATTGGATCCAGTACAGTATTTACTGCAAAAGTTGGTATTAGTACTTTACCACATTCATATATTGGATTTGGAACTGTATTCCCTCAGTATAGTTTAAATTTTGGATCTGGGTATAGAAGTCCAGTATCAATTGCAATTACACAATCTGGACATAGTGGTACGATAGCTTCTATAACTGCAAATGTTGGTGCTGGAGGAACTCTTTCATTTACAGTGAATAGTGGTGGAAGTGGATATAGTACTACAACAAAAACTGAAATTTTTATTCCTGATCCTTCATATACTAATTTACCAGTAACAGGAGTATCAAGAGTTGGATTGGGTTCAACAACAACCACTGGAGTTGGACTATTATTGGATCTTGAAGTTGATAGCAATCCTTATAATGCTGGAGGAAAGTTCTATGATGCTGCCAATTTAATTTCCAGAAATTTACAACTTATTGCTGATGTTGCAGTTGGAAGAATGCTAGCAGCTTATCCTAGTTTTACCGTTCCAGGTGGAAATCAACAGTGTTCTGATGATATAAAATCTGTTTTAGAAACAGTAATTTATAATTTAAGATTTGGTGGAAATGATCAAGTTTATGAAGCAGCCAATATCTATAAGACAAATCAAACATTATTGTCGGGAGAAGAGATTCAATCAATTTATGCCTTTAATCAAGCAAGAGATCTTGCAATACAGGCTATGAGGAATGAAGTTATCAATACTAATGGGTATACAACAGAAACCCAAGTTATCGATAACACAGTAATTGGAGACGCATCAGATACACCTGGAGTATATACTCTAGGGGACTGTGCAGACGTTGCATCTGCAATTGGATCTTATGTTGGTATTGTGACTAATACAATTGCAAATGTTATTGCTTACGGTGCAACAGCAACTATCCCTGCAACAAAGACAGTTGCAACAGGATCTCTGTTTAGTGTCAAAAACTTTACAGTAAAGAGACCAGGATATTCCTTCCAAAAAGGTGACGTTATTAGACCAGTAGGATTAGTAACTGATGCAAGATTAAATAACCCACTGACTAATTTTGAATTGACAGTTTTAGATACGTTTACCGATTCTTTTGCATTATGGCAATTTGGTAACCTAGATTATATTGACTCTGTTGCTGCTTATCAAAATGGAGTAAGACTTTCTTTCCCATTATATTATAATGGGCAATTATTAAGTTTCCAAAAGGATCCTAATTTTGATATGGATATGAAGAATTTGCTTGTAATTTTTGTTAATGGAATCCTTCAAGAACCAGGAAAATCATATGATTTTGATGGGGGAACAACACTTAGTTTTATTAATGCACCCAAAAAAGAAGATAATATTGCAATTTTCTTCTATAGGGGAACAATTGGTTCAGATAGTGCTTTAAATACCGATATTTTACAAACAATAAAGATCGGTGATACTGTACAAGTATATAAAAATAATCAATATCCAAGTACGGTAGATCAAAATTCTAGATTAGTACAAAATATAGAACTAACTGATAGAATTGAAACTGACTTATACAATGGTCCAGGCATAGATGAAATTAATCCAAAACCTTTGAATTGGACAAAACAAAAAACTGATAAGAATATATTTGGACAAGTTGTATACAAGACAAGAGATTCCATAGAATCTCAAATTTATCCAACAGCAAAATTAATTTCAGGAATTACAACATTAAGTAACGAATTATTTGTAGATAATGCAACTTTCTTCAATTATAATAATCAAATACTTGCAAAAGAATTTGATCTTTTAATTGTAGGTAGTTCAAGTACTGTTGGAATATCAACTACCGAACCATTCCCAATTGAAACTGTTATAGGTGTTGATGCTTTATCTGTACAAGGTTTTGGTGGAGTTATAACTGGAATAGGAACTACAACTGGTATAGGTACTAATCTAGCCATTAAATTCACTCTTAATAACTTAGATTCTAATACCTTTGTAACTGCAGGTTTATCAACAGGATATCCAATTTATATTTACAATACAAGAGTTGGAAATGGAATTACAGCAATTAATGCAAATAATAATAATATTATTGGAATAGGAAGCACTTATTTAGATTGCATTTACTATGTAAATGCTTGGTCTGGGGTTGTTGGTGATGACAATGTTGGTATTGTTACTTGCAATATTCATTCTGGATCAAATATAGTAGGTATTGCAACTACTGGTACAGAATTAAGACCCGTTGGTAATTTTTCTTGGGGTAAATTAAGTGGATTTACAAGATCAGATAAACCAATTTCTATTGCAATTTCATCATATATTGCTGATGCTGGACTAACAACATATCCAACAATTCAAAGAAGATCCATAGGATTGAAATTGAGACGTGAAACTGGGGCATTACCAAAAAGATTAACGTGATGTAGATTCTTGAAAATCATTATAAATAGATAAAAAACTATTAGCATGGCATCAATTATAACAGATCAATTTAGAATATTTAATGCAGGAAATTTTGTTGATTCTGTTAATACTAATTCATATTTTGTTTTTTTGGGATTGGCAAATCCAAATGATGGTGGATTTAGTAGAACTAGTGGGTCGGTAGGAACAGAAACTACTTGGGATTCAAATCCACCATCTCCAATTGATAATTCCCAATATCTATCTCATTATAAAGATACTTTATTATTTGGAAAAAAAGTTACATCTTCAAATGTGAGAAGAGTTGTTAGAAAAATCACCTGGACATCAAACACCAGGTATGATATGTACAGGCATGATTATAGTTCTTCGAATTTAACTCCAAATTCAAATTTACCTAGATTATATGATTCTGATTTCTATGTAATGAATAGCAATTATCGTGTTTATGTTTGCATTGATAATGGTTCTTCGGGATCTAATTTACTAGGAAATAAATCTCAAGATGAACCTACATTTACTGATGTGGAACCCTCTGCGGCAGGATCTAGTAATGATGGTTATGTTTGGAAGTACTTATTTACAATTTCACCATCCGATATTATTAAATTCGATTCAACCGAATATATCATTCTACCAAATAACTGGGAAACAGATACAGACACAGAAATTCAAAGAGTTCGAAATGCAGGAAATTCTGAAATAGAAGAAAACCAAATTAAAAAAATATATATTGACACTGCTGGTGATGGATATGTTAATGGATTATATCCAGTAGATATAAATGGAGATGGATCTGGTGCTAAAGCATTAGTAACTGTTGAAAATAGTACAATTAAATCTGCAATAGTTACTGCTGGTGGAAAAGGATACACATACGGAATTCTTGATTTGGGAAAATTGAGAGCTGGAAATATATCACAAAATGCAAAATTAATACCTATTATTCCACCATCAAATGGACACGGATATAATATTTACACAGAATTGGGTGCGGATCGAGTTTTAATATATTCTAGATTTGACGATCTTACAAAAGATTTACCAACTGATACTAAGTTTTCTCAAATTGGAATAATTAAAAATCCAACCTATGTATCTTCAAGTACAACTTTTGATGAGAATTCATTTTCTGGATTGTATTCTGTAAAATTAACATCAATTCCACAAAAACCAATAATAGGTGAGGAAATATATCAAACAAGATCAGATGGGAATATTGCCAGGGGTTATGTAGCATCTTTTGATAGTGATACTCTTGTTTTAAAATATTTTAGAGACAGATCTTTATATTACCCGAATACATCTGATGAAACTGATAGTTCAACTATTAGCACAAGATCAAAAATATATGAGTTTGAATCTTCTGCAAACAATATTTATTTTATAGATTCTGGATTTAATGCTCCAATTAATACAACATTTAGTGATAATAAAGTTACTATCGGAACTAAAGTAATTGATTTGGGAGTTATATTTAATAGTGGCCTTGCAAATCCAGAGATAAATAAGAAGTCGGGAGATGTTATCTATATTGATAACAGACCACTGGTTGCAAGAAATCTTAGACAAAAAGAAGACGTTAAAATCATCCTGGAATTTTAAGCAAAATGGCACAAAAAACGAATTTAAATATTAGTCCATATTACGACGATTTCAGTTCGGATAAAAATTTTTATAAGATTTTATTTAATCCAGGAAGACCCGTCCAAGCTAGAGAATTAACAACAATACAATCTTTATTACAAAACCAAATAGAATCTTTTGGTAGTCATATGTTTAAAGAGGGATCGATGGTGATCCCTGGTAATTTAACTTATGATGGACAATTTTACGCAGTACAACTAAATTCATCTAATACTGGTACAGATATTGCGTTATATCTGGAAAGTTTGATAGGGAAAAAAATTACAGGTCAAACCTCAGGAATAACAGCAACAGTTCAACACATTGAGTTACCTAATGGAACTTCTGTTTTAAACCCAACAATTTATGTAAAATACTTAGAATCCGATAATGATTTCAATTTTACACAATTTAATGATGGAGAATTTTTAACTGCCAATGAAAATATAGTTTATAGTGGCACCACTATAAACACAGGAACTCCTTTTGCATCTCTCATATCATTTAATGCAACTTCAGTGGGATCTGCAGCATTCATCAACTCTGGAGTTTATTTTGTTAGAGGATTTTTTGTAAATGTACCTAAACAAACATTAATTTTAGATTATTACACGAATAATCCGTCATATAGAGTTGGATTGACAATAGAAGAAATTATAATAACACCTAAAGATGACAAATCAATTTATGATAATGCTAAAGGATTTGAAAATTATGCTGCGCCAGGTGCAGATAGACTTCAAATCCAATTAACATTAGATAAAAAATTATTAACAGATTTAAATGACAGTAACTTTATTGAACTTTTAAGGATAGATAACGGAAAAATTAAAAAAATAGAAAATAAGTCTATTAATGACAAATTTAGAGATTACCTGGCCCAAAGAACTTATGAAGAGTCTGGTGATTATGCAGTAGAACCTTTTAATCCATCTATTCATAACTCTTTAAATAATAGATTAGGGAATAATGGATTATTTTTCTCAAATGAGTCTACTCCAAATGGGGGAAATCCATCAGATGATCTGATGTGTATTAAAGTTTCACCAGGAAAAGCATATGTGAGAGGATACGATATCCAAAAATCTTCAACAACTATTTTAGATGTAGATAAGCCAAGAGATACTAAATCAGAATCTAATGTAGGAATATCTTTTGAGATGGGTAATTTGTTACGAGTTAACAACGTAACTGGAATTCCACAACAAAAAGGGATAGTAACATTATATGATCAACTTGGTTCTACTGGAACTGGAATTGGAAGTGCCAGAGTGTATGCTTTCAACCTAACCGATTCGGCATACTCTAGTACATCCACAAATTGGGATTTATATCTATACGATATTCAAACAAATATAAGACTAGTATTAAACAGATCATCTAGTTCATCTGAGATTCCAGCATCATCTCTTATTAAGGGTAAAAATAGTGGGGCAAGTGGATATACTGTAGCATCTGCAAATGGATCCGATACTATTAGTGTCAGACAAAC